GATCAGGTCCTCACAGCCGACCAGGTGATGGAGAAGACCAGCGGGTTCAAGCGCGGCGAGATACCCCCGGCCTGCACGAAGCTGACGATGTTCATCGACATCCACAAGGAGGTGCTGTTCTACGCGGTCTGCGCATGGGAGGAGACGTTCACGGGCTACATCATCGATTACGGCACGCTGCCCGACCAGCGGCGCTTGGCCTTCACGCTGGCCGACGCCACTCGGACGCTGGGCAATGCGTTCCCTCGCGCTGGCACCGACGGCGCTATCCACGCGGGGCTGGAACAGCTCGTCTCGGCGTACCTGAACCGTGATTGGAGCCGGGGCGGGAGTTTGATGCGGATCGACCGTTTGCTGGTGGACATGGGCTACAAGCCCGGCATCGTCGCCGACGTGAAGCAGAAGGCCGGTGGCGCGGTGATGATGCTCGCCAAGGGCGTGGGCATCCGCGCCAGCCGCAAGCCCATCGCCGAGTATGCCCGCAGGCCCGGCGAGACCATCGGCCACTACTGGTACATCCCCAACGTCCGCAAGACTGGCCAGTTCCAGCATGTGCTGGTGGACGTGAACTACTGGAAGCGGTTCGTGCATGAAGGTTTTCTGACCGCCGCCGGCGACCGGGGCTGCATCAGTCTGTTCGGCAGTGACGGACGTCACCACGAATTGATCGCCGAGCACGTGGCCCGCTCGGAGAAGTGGGTCGAGGTCATCGGCCCCGGCGGTGTGGTCCGCGAGTGGTCGACCTGGCCGACCCGCCCCGACAACCACTGGTTCGATTGCCTGGTTGGCTGCGCCGCGGCGGCCAGCATGGTGGGCGTCAAACCAGCCGGTGAGGCTGCGCCGGTTCACCAGCGAAAGAAATACACGCAGGAAGACCTGCGGAGGAGATAGCCATGGCCGAATCTATGAGCACCCGGAAGAGTTGGCCCGCCGCAGAAACGAGCAACGGCCTGGAATGCCGCAAGTGCGGATGTCGGCACTTCATGGTGGACCACACGCGGAAGGTCAATCGGATGATCATCCGCTATCGCCGCTGCCGGCACTGCGGACAGCGCATGACGACGTGCGAGCGGGCGGTGGGCCAGCCGTGATGAAGATTCTTTCCATATATGGAAAACGGCCTCTCAAGAGGCCCATTTGCAGAGCATGTAATGCTTTGAGGAAGCCCGTGGGAGAAGGATAATACTATCAGACAACCAGGACGCGCGACGCACCGGCTGATCCCCGGGGCGCTGCCGAAAAGATACCAAGGCTTCGTGGAGCCACGACTTCACGAGGCCTTTTCTTTTTGGCTCGCGCGGCCGGTTGTTGGACTTGGGTAATGCGATGGCAGAAGACCTTGACAACGTGATCGAGCAGAACGCGGCGGGACCCAAGCAGGTCACGGCCGATGGTGTGACGGTCCAGCAGCACTCGCTGGCGGACCAGATCGCCGCCGACAAGCACCTGGCAAGCAAGCGTGCCACCGCCGATCCCCGCAAGGCATTCTGTCGCGTGAAGATCGTTCCCCCTGGAGCCGCGTGAGTGTGAAAAATGCTCGATTGGCTGAGGAACATCCTGGGCAGGCGAGATGAGCGGGCAAGGCCCCTCGGCCGCATGGTCCGCGCGAAGCCTGCCTGCCGTAGCACTGTCGAAGGCAGGTTCGACTCGGCCCAGACCAACGCCGACAACCGGCGTCACTGGGCCAACGCCGACGGCCTGTCGGCCGACGCCGCCGCCAGTCCTGCTGTCCGCCGCACGCTTCGCAACCGGGCTCGCTACGAGGTGGCCAACAATTCTTACGCCCGTGGCATCGTGCTGACGCTGGCCAACGACGTGACCGGCACGGGGCCGCGGCTTCAGATGCTTTTGGCAAACGACGACGACGCCAAGACCAATCAGACAATCGAGCGCGAGTTCATCGCCTGGGCGAAGGCCGTGGACCTGCCCGGCAAGCTCCGCACCATGCGGATGGCCAGGGCGCAGGACGGCGAAGCGTTCGCGATGCTGTTCAGCAATGACAATCTCAACTCGCCCGTCAAGCTGGACCTCAAGCTCATCGAGGCCGAGCAGGTCGCCACGCCGAGTCCGAAGCTGGGCGTCACAGGGGCGGAACTGGCCGTGGATGGCATCGAGTTCGACCCGTTTGGCAACCCGGCCGCCTACCACATCCTGAAGGCCCATCCCGGCAGCGGAGCAGCCGTTTCCAGCCTGGACTATGAGCGCGTGCGGGCCGATAGCGTGATCCACTGGTTCCGCACAGACCGGCCCGGTCAGCGCAGGGGCCTGCCCGACATCCTGCCGGCGCTGCCGCTCTTTGCGCAACTCCGGAGGTACACGCTGGCGGTGATCGGCGCGGCCGAGAGCGCCGCCAACATCGCCGTGCTGATGAAGACCAACGCCCCGGCCGGCGGGGAAGCGGCGGAAGTCGAGCCCATGACGGAGATGGAGTTCTCGCCGAACATGGCGGTCTTCACCCCGGAGGGCTGGGAGCCGTCGCAGATCAAGGCCGAGCAGCCTGCGACCACCTACGACATGTTCAAGCGGGAGATCCTCAATGAGATCGCCCGCTGCCTGAACATGCCCTACAACATCGCGGCCTGCAATTCATCGGGCTACAACTACGCCTCGGGGCGACTGGATCACCAGACCTACTACAAGAGCATCCGCGTCGAGCAATCGCACGTCGAGTCGGTCGTACTGGACCGCGTTCTCGATGCTTGGCTGGCTGAGGCCGTGAAGGTTTTCAACATCGGCCTGGGCCAGATCACAGACGCATCGCACCAGTGGTTCTGGGATGGCCACGAGCACGTTGATCCTGCCAAGGAAGCCAACGCGCAGGCTACCCGTCTGGCGTCAAACACCACCACTCTGGCGGCCGAGTATGCCCGCAGCGGCAAGGACTGGGAGACCGAGCTTCGCCAGCGGGCCAAGGAAGTGGCCCTGATGAAGGAGCTGGGGCTGACGGTGGCGCAGACGGCGCCGGCCAGTGGGCCCCAGGATCAAGACAAGGAAGATGAGGAAGATGAAGACGAACAAGACACCCCTCAATCAAAAGCCGCCTGACCGGCCCGGCTTCGCCGAGGCTACGCCGGGCAGGCTGGAGCTCACGGCGCAGATGGATATCACCGCCGGCGCCGACGCTGGTGATGGCAAGCCCGCACTTCCCCGCTTCAGCATGGTCGCCTACACCGGCGGGCCGATGCGAGTGGCAGGCTGGCGGTGCCCTGTGGTCGTGGACCTGGCCGGGCTGGCTGTCCCGCGGCAGAACGCCCCGATCCGCGAGTCACATGGCACGCGAATCGGCCACGCCGAGAGCATCCGCGTCGAGGCCGGTCAGCTTGTAGCGGCGGGCGTGATCTCCTGCACGGGCCAGGTTGCCCGTGAGGTGGTTGCCGACGCGAAGAACGGCTTTCCCTGGCAGGCGAGCATCGGGGCGTCGGTCGAGCAGTTCGAGTTCATCAAGGAAGGTCAGTCCGCCCTGGTCAACGGCCGGGACTTTACCGGACCCGTGAACGTCGTCCGAAAGGCGACGCTGGGCGAGATTTCATTCGTCGATCTAGGAGCCGACGGGAACACGTCGGCCAATGTGGCCGCTTCGGCCTTTTTGCAAGAACATTCGCAAGGACAGGAGAAAATCAACATGGACGGTAACGAAAACACCAATCAGGACACCACCGCGACTGTCGAGGGCAAGGACGCCACCAAGGTCGAGGCGAGGTCGCAGGCGGGCACGGATGCCCCCGCGCCTTCTATTCAGGCTTCGGCCGGCATCACCGCCGACCCCGTAGCCGACATGCGCGCAAGCGCCGCGGCCGAGCAGACCCGGATCGTGGCAGTGCGAAAGGTCTGCGGCGACGCCCACGCCGAGATCGCCGCCAAGGCCATCGCCGAGGGCTGGGATGTGACGCGGACCGAGTTGGAGGTGCTGAGGGCCGACAGGCCCAAGGCGCCGGCGGCGCACATCCCCGACAACTCCATGACCGGCTCGGTCCTGGAGGCCGCGTGCATGCTCACCGGCGGCGTCAAGGGCGACGCGGTGGTCGCCGCCTTCGGTGAAAAGTCTGTCGAGGCCGCCGACAAGCGGTTCAAGGGCGGCATCGGCCTGCAGGAACTCTTGCTGGAGGCCGCGTGGGCCAATGGCTACGACGGCCGCAACTTCCGCGACAGCCGCGCCGTGCTGCGGTTCGCGTTCGGCCACGCCGGAGGAATCCAGGCCGGGTGGTCCACCATCGACATCGGCGGCATTCTGTCCAACGTCGCCAACAAGTTCCTCCTGGAGGGTTTCTTCAGCGTCGAGCGGACCTGGCGGAACATCTGCGCGGTCCGCAACGTCTCGGACTTCAAGACCGTCACTTCGTACCGCCTGATCGGCAAGGACCAGTACGAGATCGTCGCCCCCGGCGGCGAACTCAAGCACGGGACGCTGGGCAACGAGTCCTACACCAACAAGGCCGACACCTACGGCCTGCAGCTGGCCATCGACCGGCGCGACATCATCAACGACGACCTTGGCGCCATCACCACGGTCCCGCGGAAGCTTGGCCGTGGCAGCGGCCTGAAGATCAACGACGTGTTCTGGGGCATCTTCCTGAACAACGCCGCGTTCTTCACCAGTGGCAACAAGAATTACGTCACCGGCGCCGACACGGTACTGTCCATCGACGGGCTGACGAAGGTGGAGAAGCTCTTCGCCGACCAGGTGGACTCCGACGGCAAGCCCATCGGCATCCAGCCGGCGGTCATGCTGGTGCCCACGGCCCTGTCGGCCATGGCGACCATGCTCTTCAAGAGCCTGGAGATTCGCGACACCACGGCCAGCACCAAGTACCCGGTCGCCAACCCGCACCAGAACAAGTTCCGGGCGGAGGTCAGCCGCTACCTGTCCAACTCCAGCTACACGGGCAACAGCGAGAAGGCGTGGTATCTGCTGTCCGACCCGGCCGACCTGCCCGTCATCGAGGTGGCGTTCCTCAATGGCCAGGAGTCCCCGACCATCGAAACCGCCGATGCGGACTTCGGAACGCTCGGCGTACAGATGCGCGGATTTCATGACTTCGGAGTGTCGTTGCAGGATCCCAAGGGCGGCGCAAAAGCCAAAGGCGAGGCCTAAGCCTCCATCTGACAGGAGATAACGAACATGGCACAGAACTATCAGGCAACATTCATTCAGGAAGGCTTGTCCATCGACTACACGCCCGGCTCGGCGGTTGCCGCCGGCCAGGTGGTGGTCCAGGGCAGCATGATCGGCGCGGCGAAGACGCCCATCGCCGCAAACGCCCTGGGCGCTCTGGCGGTCCGGGGCATCTTCGACGTTGTCAAGGCCAACGAGCAGCAGGCGCTGGGCGCTGCCCTGTACTGGGACGCCGACGGCAACCCGTACAACGGCACGGCCGGCACGGGCTGCGCGACGACCACCAGCGGCGGCAACACCTTCATCGGCTTCGCCCAGGTAGCTGCCGAGGCCACGGACGAGGTCGTCCGCGTGCTGTGGAGCGGGCCGGTGGCGCTTACCAACACGGTCCACAACGCCCTGACGGCCCTCATCGCGGACCCCGGCAACGCGGGCGCCATTGCGGTGACCGACACGGGCCACTGCGAGATCGTCACGGCCGCCGCCGAGACCAGGACGCTGGCGGCCCCGACGTACCTGGGCCAGATGCTCCTGCTGTCGATGAAGACCGACGGCGGGGATGCGGTTCTCGCCGTGGCGACGGGCATCAACCAGACGGGCAATAACCGGATCACCATGAACGACGCGGCCGACTCGATTCTGCTGGTCGCCGTCGCCAGCGGCACCAACATCCGCTGGCGCGTGGCCTACAACGACGGCTGCACGCTGAGCACGGTGTAACCGGCGGTCGGTACGGAGGCTTGGGCGATGGGTGACCTTCTCCGGCAAGGAAGCCAGTGGCTGGCGGGCGTGCTCAAGCAGCACGCCGCCAGCCAGGTCACCTATAGCCGCCCTCCGACGGACGACGAGGAAGAGCCGCTCGAGCTGGAGATCGCGGCGACGGTTGGCAAGACCGACTACGAGAAGCTGGACCAGTACGGCCTGCCGGTGGGCGCAACAGCCACCGATTTCCTGGTTTCGGCCACGGACTTCACGGGAACCTTTGGCGAGCCACAGGTCGGCGACAGGATCGTCTTCGCGGGCGCAGTATTCGAGGTGCTCGAACTGCCCGGCCAAGGCTGCTGGCGATGGAGTGACGGGTTCGGCAACACAATGCGGATTCACACGAAACGGATCGGAGCGGAGTAACGACCATGTGCCCCAGCGAACAATACGAAACCATCTGCAAGGGCGAGTTCAGCGAACTGCACGTCAAACTCGACCGCATGGATGAAGCTATCCGTGGGAACGGCAAGCCGGGACTTAACACCCGCCTGGACCGGCTGGAGCAGGATGCCAAGCGGCAGGCACGTCTGATCTGGCTGGTGGTGGGTTCGGCCGTGACGCTGGCGGCGTCGGCGGCGTGGCACGCCGTCTTTGGAGGTTAGGTACGTGGCACTCGTGATCGACATTGCGGACGCGGTTGTTGCGGCGTTGAACGACGGCCAGCAGGTCTTCACGGCCCATCGCCGGGTCCGGCCGAGCTTCGAGCTCGCGGACCTGGCCGACCTGCAGGTGACGGTCGTGCCGAAGGCCCTGGAAACATCCACCGCCAGCCGGAGCCTCAGCCAGTACGACGTGCAGGTGGACATCGGCATCCAGAAGAAACTCCCCGCCGGCGCCGACGAGGATGTCGAGGTGCCCACGATGTGCGGCCTGGTCGAGGAGGTCGCGGACTTCCTCAAGGGCAAACGCCTGGAAGGGACCGGCTGGTCCGCTTCATGGGTCCGCCCGGCCGTCAACGATCCGGTCTACTCGACGGAGCACCTGGCCGAGAAGCGGGTGTTCACGTCGGTCCTGACCCTGACCTACCGCGTGATGCGGTAGCGAGGAATCGAAATGACCTATCAGCGCAAATGGCTTCAGTCAACCGACGTGATGGTCTGCCAGACCACCGGTGCGGTCCTGGTTCGGGCCTTGTCCTCCTCGGCGCAGGGCGAGTTCGACCTGCTGGAGTTCCCGCTCTACCACACAGAGGGCATCGAGGATGTCGTCTGGGATGTGCGTTTCGCCCTGGCGGAACTGACTGACACGGCCTTCGCCGCGCCGTTGCTTATCGGCGACACGAGCGTCTCCTTCGCGGGCTTGTTTGCCCGCGTGGACTATCGCGGCGTGCCTGGCGGGATCGGGGCGATCACCCAGGACGGCATCGCCACCAAGATGTCCGAGGCCGACTCCCTTCTGAAATCCGGCCTGTTGCTGGTGCCCATGAACGCTACGGCGCTGGCCAAGCTCATCCCCGGCAAAAAGTACATCCGCCGCTCGTCGCAGAAGGCCCGCGGCCATGAAGAATGGAGCGTCAACCATGACGAAATCATCGTTTGGTAGGTTTGCGGCCGTGGCCCTGGCCAGCGTCCTGCTGACGGCGACCGCCGCGTGGGCTTGCCTGGCCCTCGTGCCGCCCTACGCGGCCATTGAGTACAACCCGGCCGAGGCCCTGGCGCTGCACGGGTCGGCGGAAGCCTTTGACAAGGCGGCCCCGACGCATCTTTGCGACATCACCGCCGGCGACGGGGCGTACTGGCTGAACCGCGACGTGGGCCAGATCGCCACGCTGCGGGGCTACGCCCACATCGGCATCCAGGGCGCTACACAGCAGCAGGCCAACGCCAATGTCCAGCTCATCCAGATCTGGGGCTGGCTGGACACCAACGGCAACGGGGCGGCCGACGCCGGGGACACGACCACGTCGTGGACGAAGCTGGTCGAACACACGCCCAGCGCCAACGGCGGCGACGGCTCCGGCGGCAACGTGGTCGGCTGGGATATCCCATACCCGCCCGCGCCGGCCATCGAGACATCCACCTGGCAAGGCGACCTGCTCCAGGGCCAGACCATCCAGATCAATCCTGGCGAGTCCTGGCTGCTGCTGATCCGGGTGGTGGACATCAGCGGCACCACGAACCTCATGGCGGCTGTCGGCGGTCTGGAGCGGTGGGACAACGGGGCCGAGGACGGCGTCGGCAGCGATGTCACCGACGAGCGGTATGTGGACGCCAAAGGCAACACGCCCGGCACCACCGACGGGCGGATACAGGACAAGCACGTGGCGTGGGTGTACCGCCCACGCCTCAGGTAACAAAGAAGGGAAACCGACATGTTGAAGCGAGCAATGTTGATGTTGATGGCGATGGCGGCGACGTGGGCGCTGGCTCAGACGAGCCAGACGGACAATACGGATAACAAGGCCCTGGCGGCCGCGGTCAAGCAGGCTTCCGCCGCCAAGGACACGGCGACTGCCCTGGCCAGGGCGACGGTACTGGAGGCGTCTGACGCCAAGGACGCCTTGTGGGCCGACAACGCACGCACGATGGCCAACCTGATGTGGAGGTCTGGTAAGCACGCCGAGGCCGCGACCTGGCTGGGCGAGAAGGCCGAGTCCCTGGCCGCGGACACCGCCGACCTGGCGGGCGACGTGCCCGATCAGCGCAGGAGCGCCCTTGTCAACGGCTGCCTGGACCTCGTGAAGCTCGAAGCCGACCAGACCGCCCGGGCCGCCCTGGCGCGGATGGCCCTGACGATCAGCGACACCAGCAACGGGGCGTTCATGGCCCTGTACAACGCGCTGGTGGCGTCCCAGAAGCACGACGACGCCCTCAAGGCGTGCCTTGACTACGCCGGCAAGGCCGCCACGGCCGAGGCGATGCGGTCTCGGCGGCTGGCCCTGATGGTCCAGCTCAAGCGGATGGGCGACCTCAAGGCCGAGGCGACGGAGTACCTGAAGGTCGCTGCCGATCCGGCGGGCGCTACCAAGGCCCTCGCGCACGCGCTGCCGACCGACGATGCGGCCCTGTGCTGCGGTCTGACGGCCCAGCAGGTGCTCGACGGCCGCAAGCTCGAACTCCGCAAGGTCGAGGGCAAACTGAACTCGCAGGCACTGCTGGCGCTGGCCGACCAGCTCACCAAGGGCGGAACGGCCAGGCCCCTGACCATCAGCGACGACGCCAGGAGCCTGGCCGAGACGCTGGCCGGCGCGCCGCTGGCGGCGTTCCTTGTTCCGCTGCTCAAAGGCGAGTACCCGGCCGCCTTCCGCGAGGCATACGCCAGGGCCAAGGCCGCCGAGAGCGACAGGGACTACGTCGCCTGGGTCAACGCGGCCGCCGGTGCAATCCGCTGCATGGAGCAGCACTACAACGGCAAGGCGCTGGAGTTCGTCAAGTTCGTCAACGGCACCGTGGCGACCAACCCCGTTGCGGACCTGGTGAACCCATGAACAGAATGGCAATCGCAATCGTGACGCTGACGTGCATGACGTGGCCGGCGTCGGCCGCCGAGCCCCAGCGCCCGAAGGTGCCGGAGGATCGGGCAGTTGTCTCGCTGGGCGCAGCGATCAATGAGCGTGCGGCGGCGGCCGTCGTCGGCCCGAAGCCCTTCGGCGCTGACGAGTTGTACGGCGGGCGGGCTATCCGCCTGGTTCTCTCCTGCGAGGATGACCAGGCCCTGCGCGACCTGTTGACCCGCGAGGGGCTGACGCTCCGCAACGGAGGCGAGGCCCGCAAGCCGCCGGAGTTCTTCACGGCGGTGGCCTGC